AAGAAGTTACGAAAGGAGAAAGGGCTATGAGTTATGTATTACGAGATTACCAACAGAAAGCCTCTGATGCTGCCGTTTCTTTCTTCAATAACAAGGCGAAGAAAACAAATGCCATTATGGTGTTACCTACGGGCAGCGGAAAGTCGCTTATCATAGCGGATATAGCCGCAAGGCTTGATGGTCATACCTTGGTGTTCCAGCCCTCGAAGGAAATACTCGAACAGAATTTCAAGAAACTCTGCTCATACGGTATTCTTGATTGCAGCATCTATTCGGCTTCCTTCAACTCAAAAGAGATAAGCCGGATAACATTCGCCACCATCGGCAGTGTGAAGAATCATCCCGAACTGTTCACCCACTTCAAGAACATCATCGTGGACGAATGCCACCTTGTTAACCCTAAAGAGGGTATGTACAAAGATTTTTTTGATGCGGTGAAGTGTAAGGTTCTTGGGCTGACAGCTACACCGTATCGTTTAAGTTCCAGCCGTGACTTTGGTTCTATGCTGAAATTTATCACCCGGACAAAGCCTCATGTCTTTTCAGAGGTCATTTATCATGTACAGGTATCAACCCTATTGGATATGGGCTATTTGGCGAAGTTGAATTACTATCCAATGAATCCTTCGGGATGGAACGAACTTAACTTGAAAGTAAATACTACTGGTGCCGACTATACAGATAGGTCAGTTCAAAGAGAATATGAACGGATAGACTTTTACGGCTATCTCGTTCATATTGTCCAAAGGCTGATGAATCCCAAAGCCGGAGGAAAACGGAAAGGTATTTTGGTATTTACCCGTTTTCTGAAAGAAGCGGAGCGGCTCACCTGGTCTATACCCGGAGCCGCAATCGTTTCGGGTGATACCCCAAAAGGTGAGCGCGAAAGGATACTTGAAGCGTTCAAGGCTGGTGAAATTTCGGTAGTGGCGAATGTCGGGGTATTAACCACCGGCTTTGACTATCCGGAACTTGATACAGTCGTTATGGCACGTCCTACAATGTCACTTGCTATGTGGTATCAGATAGTCGGTCGTGCCATCCGCCCGCATCCTTCCAAAGAATGTGGATGGATTGTGGATTTATGCGGTAATATCAAACGTTTCGGAGAGGTGTCGGACTTACGGTTGTTTGATAGCGGTAATGGTAAGTGGACTGTATTTTCTAACGGAAGGCAATTAACTAACGTGAGATTCTAAAACTATGGACGAAGGATTTTTGAGGCTAAGCCGCAGGTTTTTCTCGAATGAAATGTGGAATGAAGCCCGTACTTTTAGCAGTTGTGAAGCGTGGTTAGACTTAATCCAGTCTGCACGATTTGAGGCAACGCCCCGAAAGGAGAGTATCGGAGGTCGAGAAATCTCTTATTCAAGAGGTCAATATCCTGCATCCATAAGATTTTTATCTCAACGCTGGAAATGGTCTGAAAAGAAAGTGCGTTCCTTTCTTGTACATCTTAAGAAAAAAGGTATGATAACTGTTGAGTGCAATCAGGGAATGAACCTTATAACCCTATGTAAATATGAAGAATATAATCCAATGGGCACAAGTAAGGGCACAAGCAAGGGCACAGATATTGAAAAGAAAATCAAAGAATTACAGTCCGAATTGGCACAGCTAAGGGCACAACTTGGGGCACAGTCTGTGAACAACAATCTGCCGCAATCCGAACTTTTGCAAAAATCAGGGCACACGGAGGGCACAAATACAAAGAAAGAAGAAGAAAGAGAGTATATAGATATATCTTCCCAGCAAAAGAAAGAAAATACTCCTGACGGAGTATCAAAGAAAGACAAGCTTTCTTCGCCCTCTCTTTCTGAAAAGATTGATTACAGCGGATTGATGGAATACTATAATTCCACATTCAAAGATAGACTCCAGCAGATAAAATCAATGACCGATGTGAGAAAAAAGGCTGTAAAAGCCCGGATAGCCCAATATGGAAAAGAGTCAGTGAGGACTGTTTTCAATCTCATTCTTCAATCCCCATTTCTGCTGGGAGCTAATGACCGCAATTGGAAATGTGACTTTGATTGGATTTTCAAACAGGCAAACTTTACTAAAATATTGGAAGGAAACTATAATGGGACAAGACTTAGTAAAAATCAACAGGATAGCGAGCAGCGAAAACGTGATTCAGTTCTTGCAGTCGCTACAACAGTCAGAGAAGCTGCCGCAAAAAAAAGAAAGGAACTTGAAGCAGAGGGCGTTATTGAATAAATATCCTGACCCTGCACAATTCATACTTGATTACAATCCAGATTTGCAGTTCAAAATTGTTAGGTGTAAGGCGACTCACTCCGATTTAGCCATGAATTTTTCCATACCTACATTAGGGCTATTGGCTTCGACTTATGGAGATGAGACCCCTTTGGAATGGTTGAAAATTCAATTCGGTACACTCAATGACTTCGCAGAGGTATCTACCAAGATTGCTAAGGAGCAGCTTAATGAGTTAGCAGAGATATTTATTTCTGAGTATTATTACATCAATGCAGCTGAGATATGCTTTTTCATTGCACGGTTTAAGTCTGGGAAATACGGGCGATTCTATGGAGCTATAGATCCGATGAAGATTACAAGCGCTATGCTTGACTATATCAAGGAGCGCCGCATTGACATTGAGCGTTACGAACGTGAGCAATACCGACTACAGCGCCAAAAGGAGATAGAAGAGCGCGGTAGCAACGGAATTCCCTATGTCGAGTATCTTGAACGTGAACGTAAGCTTGTGGAAAGTGGAGATGCAGAAGCCATGAAACGAGCGGCAAATCGTGTATGTAGTATCAGTTTACGTAAGTAGTGGCGAAAGCATAAATTTGACAATAAAGTATGAGACTTACAATATGTTGGACGACAAGAGGCAGGCAAAGACGCTTTTACTATGATATATGCAAAAAGTTTGGCATATCGGATTACATGAGTGTTAATCATGAGACGCCATGCGATATAAGGGATGAAGATATGGAACTGTTGAGGGAATGCGAAAAACGAGGGTTTATCCAAATAAGAAACAAACGGTAAATAATTATGGACATAGAGATTGAAAAGAAAATCGAACAATTGGAATGGCAGCGTGACAATGCAATGCGCATACGTTGCCCGTTGGTGGCAAGGAAGTATCAGCGCATGATTGATGAGCTTGCAACAGAGAGCAGAAACAAGAATATGAACAAGGCAGAACAGGCAAGGCAATGACTACCGACACGGCAAATCAGATAATCAGCAAATATGAGAGCCTTGTAGTTCTGTGCACCTACAACATACTGCTCACGAACGACATCTGTTGCGGGCAGGTTATCGAGTGTCTGCATGCGATGAAGAGAACGCCTTATTACAAACAGGCATTCAAGCGGTATTTGAATGATGCCGGTAAGGCAAGAAAGGAATACGAGCGTACTGTAAACAGCGTTATCGGTTCAGACCGGAGCGAGTTTTTCGCCGACTGCAACGACAAGTATACGGAAGAAGTGAACAAGCACGTGGATATGCTGTATTGGCAGTTCAAGCAGGTTCTCGACGATAACGGCATATCCCATTCCGCAGAGATTGCAAGGTTCGAACTTGCAAGAACATTGTGTGATTACGCCTGCATCCAGTTTGACGAAAGGATTAAAGAACTTCGGAAGAAAGACGCACGGTTCAACGGGTTTACGTTGGAATACCTGAAGCTTTCAAATGTGGCAAGGATGATGAACCTTGCTTCCAACTGTTTGGAAAACGGTCAATATGAACACAGAGCGGTGCACAGCAGCGTTTGATGTGCTGGTAAGAAAGCTGTCGGATGCGGATAATATTGCCAACGCGATAAAAGTTTAGTGAGATGAAACCTATTTATAACCTTATAACCCTCCTCATGGACTGGCTTTCGGTAGAGGTTGGAGCGAATGAAGAGTGGTTCTGAACAAAGACATCATGGTGCAAGATGTGTGTTTCGGAAGACAATCGGGAACGGAATAAAAGGAAGGAAAACAAATGAATATAAAGAAAATAAAGGAACATAACCCTCAATCCTTTTTAGACGATTTGAAACGGGTAAGGGAAATCATGGTCTATACAGAACATACCAACTCCTACTATAAGATTCTTAAACATGAATTATTGAGAGATGCGGAAGAGAAAGCCATCACGTACTATATAACGGATTCTATATTCGCCAGAAAGCGTGATGTCATGGTAATAATTTAATCGGAAGAATATGAAACAAACAAATATTCCAGTTTTTAAATATTGGCTCCGGATACACGGTTTCCGCTTAGAATGGTTCGGTACTGGAACAAAAAACAATCCAATCAAGATTAAATCAAAAAGAAAGAAATGAAAGAGTAAATATGGAATTAAAAGAATTGACATTAAAGATATGTGACATCTTCGGATGTAGCAGTATTACTACACTGCCTGATAAGGTTATGTTTGCTTTGTTTTCTCAGAATCCCACTTTGTATTTTGAGAAGTACAAAGAGCTATGCCCTGATTTGACTGTAGATTGGATGCAAAGGGTATATCAGTTCTACCACGCAGACAGAAAGGAAAAGAAACAGGATTATACACCTGTATCTCTTTCTAAGCTGGTTGCTTTTCTTAGCTATACACCATGCGAGAAAGTTGTGTACGATTGTTGCGCTGGTTCCGGTTCTCTGACTATTCAAAAGTGGTGCACTAATCCGGATTTAAAGTTTGTTTGCGAAGAATTGGATACGAATGTATTGCCTATCCTTCTGTTTAATCTTTGTATTCGTAATATTGATGCGACAGTGGTAAACAAAAATATTCTCACTGGTGATATTATCGGTTCATATAAGGTAATCAGAGGTTCAGCATATGGAGTTATACAGCGTCCGATGTTTCCGGAAACAGAATTTCTAAAAGCTGATGTAGGCATTTCCAACCCGCCATTTAATTTAAAAGTTCCTGTATCTGAAGAAATAATCAAAGCTTTACCTCAGAGATACACTTGTAATTTTGCTTTCGTGGCGCATTGCCTGCAAAGGAGTGAAAGATGTGCGTTGATTCTTCCCAGAGGTGTGCTTACAAGCAAAGAAGAGAAAGAGTGCAGGAGATACTTTATTGAGAAGGGATGGCTGCAAGCTGCTATTTCTTTGCCGGAAAAGATGTTTGAGTCTACCTCTGTAGCGACTTGCATACTTTTGTTTGATAAGAAGAAAACGAGTAAAGATGTGATGCTGATTAATGCGGAGGGAATGAAATCTGTTGAAGTAAGAGAACAACGTGGAGAAGGTGGCGCTTCTCATTACAACCGCATCTATAAAAAGGAATTTAATACTTTTTCAGATGAACAGATTGCTGCTATATGCGAACTTACAGTAAAAGAACAGGATTCATTCTCTAAAAGGCTTTCAATCGAAGAACTGGAGCAAAAGGGATACAATCTTACTATTGGCTCATATCTGCCGATAGAATTAAAAGGAACTATTCATCGAGACTTCAACGCTATAATATCAGATATTAACCGTGTCATCAGAGAACGTAATGTTATTAAGGTGACAGTTAATAAGGTATGGGCTGAACGTCTTGGACTTACAGAAATTATAAAAGATTGCGAATCATCCAATGAAGTAGTGAAAGCTATGAATGAAAGTTTTGCATCATTCAAGAATTACGAAGTAAAAGAGAAAATTATTGAGAATAAGTATATTCAATCTTCCAATAGTAAAGTATTTTGTATTGAGAATACTGATAAGGAAATATTGTCAAGCATCATGCCTTTCTTTATGAATATGTATAAGCAGCATATTTATTACCTAAATAATGAAGAGAATAGGCTTCTTTCCGAACTTAAAGATTCAATGCTGCCATTACTTATGAATGGAGAATTGGCTTTTAAAGATTAACGTATAACTAACAGTGATATGAAACAGACAGTAGAAGAAGCAGCCCAAAGCATGGCTTACAATAAGATGCCAGATTGGGGAGGATTGCCAGCATTGGCGAAAAAATATTTTATAAAAGGTGCAGACTGGCAGGCAAAGCAATCTCCGTGGATAAGCGTTGAGGACAAGGCTGGTTGTGACACATCTGGCGACTGTATTGTAATGGTTATGAATGGTGATATATTCAAAGCGTATTTTTCATCTGAAAACAAATGGATGAAAAGTAATGGCGGCTATTATGATGAAGTGATAGATGATGTTGTTGCATGGTTTCCCATCCCCTCTTTCGAGGGGATACTCGAAGCCAACAAGGATGTACTGGAACGGATTAAGGAGAAAGGAGATTAAATATGAGAAAGATTGTACAGTTAGACGAATATGAGTATAGCAAGCTTGCGGACCTTGCCAAGCTCAATGAGAAAGAAATTGAAAAACGCGCCATTGACCTATGGAAAGAAAAGGGCGTGGCAGAAATAACAATCAATATAGATACTGAAAAGGACTATAATGACTACTGTCGTATTGATTGTTCTACATATTTCTTCTATAAAGATGACAGATTCTACATTCCAGAGAATGTACGGGAGAGATTCAGGAAAATTGTCAAAGAAAATGTGATGTGGAACATTGAAGAACGGTTCGGAGACTTAAAAGGAGCAATAAATAAATTCAATCGAGAAGCTAAATGGATTGGTTATACAAAATTCATATTTTATATGATGGCTTTGTCCGGTTGGGCTGTAGCTGCTGTGTTGTTTCTTATGCGTTAAAGGAGAAAAGAGATTGAATATGAAGATATATGGAATAATTAGAACAGTCTGGAACGGGAATAGTTATTCTTCCAATCCAGACGAAGATATATTTCTTTATTTGAGTAAGGAAGAACGGGATAAGAACATGCCCAAATGCGTTAGTAATGCCGATATTGAATACAACACTTTTGAAACAGAAACGGAGGACTAAACTATGAAATCAAAACAAGTATTATCAGTCGAACAGATGAAACATTTGCAGGAGCTTGGGCTGGATACAAGCGATGCGAGTATGGTATTAATTGCTACGGACGACGATGGAATTACATTGTTATGGGAAGATGCTGAAAAAGCAATTAAGCACCATTGGTACAATGTATGTTTTAATCTATATTACGCTGAAACAGGTAGTTACGACCATTCGTATAGGAATAGTTGTGGAGTGTTTACCTTGCAGGACATTCTCGACAAGCTGCCTTGCTTTATTGGCACACATGTACTAACCTTACAGAAACTTGCAAATAGCGGAACATGTTTATATATGGAGCCTTATTCGCGTTCTATATTAAACCTGACAGAGAGTAAGGAACTTATTAATTCAGCCTATGAGATGCTGTGCTGGTGTATTGAAAACGGATATGTTGAAAAGGAGGGTAAATAATGAAAGCGAGAATAAAAGAGACTGGAGAAATTATCAATATTTCTGATTACGCACGTGTCACACTTGATAAGTGTGATAGTTACGGGAGTCCTATTGAATTAAGTTTTGATGAGGTTGAAATACTTCAAGAAAGGTCTGATAATATTGATTGGGAACAACGTAGATATGAATTGGCAAAATCCGCTATGCAAGGGTATTGTATTGCTTTAGGAATAAACGATGACAGTGAAACTTATGATGATATTGCAATAGGCTCTTTGAGGGTGGCTGATGCACTAATAAAGAAATTGAAAGGGAAATAACCATGGATATAGAAGAAGCAAAAAACAAGAAAGCGAAAGCCGAAATGGAGATAGCTCATATTTTGGAAAAACTTGAAGCCGAAACGGGTTTAAAAGTCAGCAACATGTTTTATATATGCAGAGAAGAGGAAAAATCTGCGTTAGCAGCTTCCCCCATAGAGCATATAAAAACCAATATAATCTTAACGTTATAACCATGGAAATAAAGAATGTAGGACAACTTAGGAAAATCATTGAGAACCTTTCCGATGATTACGAAATTGAGATGAGAATCAGACGCAAATTAACGGAGGAAGAATTGAAACATTGCAGATACCCTTATCCTTATGATACGAAATATCTTACTTTGGAATTTGACGATATAGGCGTTTCTAGCAAGGTGTTATGTTTGGGTGTAACTTCTAATGATTGATGATATGGAAGTAACCGATTTTCTTGAAGTAGTAATACTTTGCTTGTCATTATTAATAGTCATTCCTATACTTATGATTATTTGGATTGATTGTGATAGAATTGAGAAAAAAAGAAGAAACAGATGGAAATAAAGAACGGAATAATAATAGACGGAGTGCTGCATGAAGCGGTACAATATAAAATTAACTGTAAAAGATGTTCACTGCTATCTGTGTGTTATGAGTTTAATGCTGTTTGTGCCGTTATTGGTTGCGAAGCATTTGTTGAGCGTGGCAAAGTGACAGATATTAAGATAGATAAGGAGGAATAACTATGGGATTTACAACACCGTGCTTCATACGCAAAAACACACAGGAACTTAGAAAGAAACTGGAAGAGTTGGGATATGAAATCCTTAATTCTGGTGATACAACTTTAGACGCACATAATTATGACGGCAAGGGAAGTCATAAAAGTATCGAAGAGGGAAAGGCTATCATAACGTCTTATGGTAATTTATATGGAGTGGTATATGATGTAGATACTGTCACCAAGAAAGGAAGAATTGATTGCGGAACCAACGAGGAACTTTTCTTGGCTATCGCTGCATTAAGGGATGATACAAATTATATGCAATGGTTTGTCTGTACGAGTGATTATAAAGAATCTGATGGTAAAGAGTGGAAAGTTGGAGACTTTGATTTAAATACATGTCCGGATGATTTTGACAACATACTTCCTCATTGGCGTAAGGCTACCGTAAACGAACTGATTGAACACTTTAAAGATAAGAAAGAACAATTATGTGTAGAATAGCATATTTTGGGACAGATGGTTGTCTCGGACATCATTTTAAAGCTATTTCTGGAAGATTTTCTCCTCAAGAGAAAGAAGACCTTAGCAAAATAGATGAAGACTTTCAATTATTCGGTTTTTCCGGCTTTAATTTTTTCACGTACAAGGGGTATGGGTGTCTTTCTTTCTCTGCAAGTCCGGATGATAATCGTTATGGCAGTAAGACTGTGTTTTTTGTTGAGGGAACCTATTTAAAAACAGAAGTATTAGAGGCTTTGGAAGAAGCTCCGTTTGTGAAAAAACAATTCCAGAAGTTAGCCGATATGTATGGTGTAGAAATACCTAAAATAAAAGATTATGAATGATATAAAACTATCACTCCGGCAAATAGAAAAAATGGAACATGCTATCGGATTTAGCCGTGAGAAAATAAAAAGAAATAGATATGAGGCTTATCGTAATAGATTTGTAGTAAATAACTCCGATAAGGACTGGGAGGAATTGGTATCTATCGGATATGCAGAAAAGCGAGAGTTTGAGATTGAAAAACAAATCGTGTACTATGTTTCCGAACTTGGGATAAAATATTTAGGGGTGTTATTGGGGTGTATAATAATAGAAGGTAAATAGCCATGACCGAAGAACTTGTAACATTAGAAACAGCAAAGATGCTGAGAGAGAAAGGCTTTAATGAGCCATGTATGATTGCTATTAATATTGAAGATAGTAGACAATATGGTACCAATAGAACAAATAGCGAGTTACCAATAAAAGTATGTTCCCATCCTACTCAATCCGTTACACAAAAGTGGCTGCGTGAAACCAAGAACCTGCACATTTCCATCTTTAAATACGCATGTGGATATGACTATGATATATGCAAGGCTGATAATGGAACTCATATAACTGATGGGGTATTAAAGGGTCCTAATGATGGTGGACAGTGG